CCTGAACAGGTAAATTCTTTTGAAAAAAGTATTACTAATATATTAACCGAGGGAGATTCTGATCTATACAATAATAAAGATAATGCGAAATTCTTCAGCAAAAAATCAAACGGAATCGCATTTCAGGGTCATAAATCTAGTCTTTCTTTATCATGGGCAAATTGTAGAGAAAATACTACATTCTGCTATCCACCTGTTGATGAAGGAACACATCCTTCGTTTATGACTATATATACTAATGAGGCACGTGTAATTCCGGACATTTCAAAACATACCGAGTCAAGTAAAGGTCAAAACGAATCACAATATTATGATCCAAGGTACACTATAATGAGTATAGGGGCACAAGATAGTTTAGACGGAGAACTCGTTAGAATAACTGTAAATTATGGAGGAACTAATAAAAATGCTTCTGAAGTATGTTATACATTTAGATACAACGGAAGTATTGAAGGTACTCATTATACATTGCAAGAATTGAAACATTTGTATCCAGATAGTTTTACCGAAAGGGTAATTGATTCCGACCCAACAACATAAAAGTTAGGAGTGGGTATCAAGATAATTATCTCAGTTTTTAACTTGAGTGATGATAGATTTATAAATCTATTATTCATACTTAATTCGTTAAAAAAAATAGGAATAGATGAGTCTGATATTTATTTAATAGAACAAGAATCTAAAAACACACTTAAGAAAAAAAATATAGATAAACTTTTAAATGTGAACTATATAAGCTATACACTAGATGATAAAGTTTTTCAAAAATCAAAACTCATAAATACATTTGTCAATAATTGTAATTTTGAAATATTATGGTTTTTAGATGCTGATGTTTATTTGAACTACAAATACGTTTTAAACAACTTACCGAATAATTTAGGAATTGTAAGACCCTACAAGGAAATAGTTTTATTATCAGAAAACGAAACTAAGTTCCTTCTCGAAACGGAAAAACTAAAATTAGAAGAACGTAATTGTAGAGTTGATAAAAGTTTTGGAAAATATTCATTCATAGTAAACAAAGAACTTTTTATTTCACTTGGTGGCATGACAGAAGAATTTCTTGGTTGGGGATTCCAAGATTTGGAATTTATATCCCGCATACCAGATAAATACAAAACTGGATTTACTGAAAATATAGCATTTCATCTACACCACGAGCGTTCACCTCTTACATTTTATGATGAAAATAAAAAATTATATAAAAATAATATATTAAATAAAAAACATCCGAAAAAAATTAAAAGAAAAATAATTAAAAAAACTCTTGATTAAATTATATTTTGAAACTATAATATAATCTATGAAAAAATATACCGAAGCACAACTTGAAGAAAATTATACAGAGTTTTTAAAGTTCATTAAAGAAACCTTTGAAGGAGAACGACAGGAAAAATTATTACATATGTACGGTACTGATGACGGTTGTCTAGGTTTGCGAGCACTAACATCACCTGCAAGTAGTATAGACAGATTCCATAATGCATATGACGGTGGATACATAGATCATGTTCTTGGTGTATGTAAAACCGTGCGAGGTGTAAAGGTATTACTTCAAAGTATAGGTGCTCATATAGATTTCACAGACGATGAAATGTTGTTTTCCGCACTAAACCACGATTTAGGAAAACTCGGATCACTTGATGGTGAGCAATATATCCACAACGATAGTGAATGGCATAGAAAAAATCAAGGAAAACTATATAATATCAATCCAGATTTACACTGGATGACTGTCACCGATAGGTCAATTTGGTTACTTCAGCACTTTGAAATTAAAATAAGTGAAAAAGAATTTTTAGGAATAAAGTTATCAGATGGTATGTATGATGAATCAAATATACAATATCTAAAAGCATTCTCAAAAGAGGTTGGTTTAAAGACTGAACTACCAAGAGTTATTCATTGGGCAGACCACATGACTTGTTTAGCAGAAAAATCAAACATGGAAGATATCATGAAGTTTGATTAACATTTTTACTATTAAAATTATATTTATATTTAGAATAATGCTCAACGAGGTTATTCAACGGATGCCCAAAACGGGGTTCGTAACTTAAATAGGAAAATAAAATGAAAAAAGTAAATCAAATAAATAAGTCTATTGGTGCAGGACTTAATAAACACGTACCTAATATGCGAGATGAGTTTTTAACTCCATTTGATTCTCTGTTTGATAAAATGGTAAATCAAGCATTTCCAAGTTTTGGCCAAGAATTTGGTGTCAATTTCTTCGGAAATAGTTCATACCCGAGAGTTAATGTGGCAGATACACCAACAGATGTAAGAATTGAAGCAGAAATCGCAGGTCTATCAAAAGAAGATGTATCAGTTGAATATCAAGAAGGAATGCTTACAATTGCAGGTGACAAAAAAATAGAGACAGAAGATTCTGAAGTAAGATATGTATACAAAGAGCTCAAAAGATCATCTTTTAAACGATCTTTTCGTGTGGACGATAATACACTAGATGTAGAAAATATTTCTGCGAAATTTGATAATGGAATTCTAAATGTTCTTATACCAAAGAAAGAAATATTGGAAACCAAGTCAAAGAAGGTAAAAATATTATAATAATTTAACAAAATAAACCTAAAACTAAAGGGGGTAAGTAAAATTACCTCCTTTTTTTATAATTATATTATATTTATAGAAGTAGAAAATACGCATTTTTATTAAAAGAGGATATATATTATTATGAAACTATTTACGCTAATAATTGGGGGATTGGCATTAGCAGTAGCTGGAACAGCTGCGTTCTTTTCAGTCAGAGGTATTGGATTGTTATTCGCAGGAGCATCTATAGCTGCGATGGTGATGGCAGGAGTTCTTGAAGCAGGAAAACTTGCCATGACATCATTTTTATATCGTTACTGGGAAAGAATTCCACGTGCCTTAAAGTGGTATTCAACAATTGCAGTCATAGTTCTTGTAGGCATAACTTCGTTGGGTATTTATGGGTTTTTAAGTGATGCTTACGATGACACACGTTCGCGGGTAGAAATGCATGAAGCAAACATTGAACAATTAAACAAAGAGATAATAGTAATTGAAGAAGAAATTGTTACTTTAAAAGATACAAGCAATAAGGTTGATGATAAAAAACAAGATACTATTGTTGGATTTCAAAAAATATATGACGACTTTGTAGATGATAGAAGAAAACGACAAGAAAGTTTAGCAGAAAGATATAAAACAGATACACAAACTAGACTTGATAGACGACAACAATTATTAGACAGATTGTCAGTATTAGATAAGGCAAAGAGTGATCTTGAAGCAAAAAATAGTTTTTTTGTTGATACAAAAAAGAAAGTAAAAGAACTTCTTGAAATGCAAAAACCCGAGAGAGACTCAATTTCATCGTCACTTACATCGTTAACAACCGAAGAAGAAACTGCAACTAAATCATACAATGAAACTATAAAAAGATTAGATGACGAAATTCAGAAAGAGTATGAAGTTTTCGTGGAAAAAGTAAATGGATTACGTGATACTTCAAAGGAAGTAGATACTGCACCAATCATTGATGGTCATTATAGCAAAATTAAAGAAAATCAAGAATTAATTTTAAAAGAAAAAGAATCTATTAGAGCAACTGATATAGGAAGTTTTAAGTTCATCGCAAAATCATTCAATCAGGAAGTTGATAATGTAGTAAAGTGGTTTATTATCGTAATAGTATTAGTATTTGATCCAGTAGCAGTTGCACTTGTACTTGCATATAACATAATGGTAGGTGGTAAAATTACTAGAGACGAAGAGTTACCCAAAAAAAAAACTGGATAGATGATCTTCCATTTGCTGATAGATTTCAAAAACCAGGTGATTTTGAAAACGATTTATTAGAAGAAACTCCAACACCGATTCCAACACCGACTCCAACTCCCACGGAAACTCCAACACCGACTCCAACTCCCACGCAAACTCCAACTCCAACACCAACTCCCACGCAAACCCCAACTCCCACAGAAACTCCAACACCAACTCCCACAGAAACTCCAACACCAACTCCAACACCAACTCCCACAGAAACTCCAACTCCCACAGAAACTCCAACACCAACTCCCACAGAAACACCAACTCCCACAGAAACTCCAACTCCAACTCCTAGTGGAAAACCAAAATCAACAAGGTCGTATAATAGAGATTTGGATAACAATGTTACATCAACCCCAATGTATGATACTGAAACTCCTGACTCAAAGGGACCTTATTATGTACCATGGAAAAAGACATCAATGGATTTATACAAAAAAACAAAAGAAAATTCAGATAAAGAAAATTTAAGTGCACGGATTAGATACAAACCTATGGATGGTTATATTCCTGGTAGTACAATTGGAAATGTACCAACCGAGGATAAATCTAAAAAAGATGAAAAGAAAGATAACTAATATATTTTATTGACATAATTTTTTTATTTAGTATATTATTACTAATGTTTGAATTTATTTTAGAACCTCATTTATATGTGGGTGTCTTTGTTGTATTGTTGATTTTAGTGTATATGTGCTATAATTTATACAGAAAAGTTATCATATATGAAAACTGGGCAACAAGTATCCAATCTAAAATAAATAAATTACAATCCGATATAAAAGATATAGATGCTAGAGAAATTTTTGAAAAAGACGATGAAGTTGGATTCATATATACCGATGTATCAAAAATAATAAAAGATATAGATACAATGGTAGAGGAATAACAAAAAATGGACGATGAAATAAAATTAAAAAAGAAAAGAAAAAAGAAATCAAAAATTTACTTTGGAAAAGATACTGAACTTGCGATTATCGAGTATAATAAAACTGATGATATAAAAAAGAAAAACCAAATATATAATGATCAAATATCATATGCATTTGATAAACTTGCGGAAAACATTTTAAATACTTTTAAATTCTCTTACTTTCAATGCAGTCATTTAGAAGTTCAACAAGAAGTTGTAAGTAATTTAGTAAGTAATATTCACAAATATAAGCCAGAAAACGGAAAAGCATTTTCATATTTTAGTATAATTGCCAAGAATTTTTTAATATTATATAATAATGGTAATTATAGAAAGTTTAAAAAACATGTAAGTGTTGATGACGAAGAAAGTCCTAATGTAGAAATGGAACTTAGTTCTATTCCTACATCAGTTCAGGGGAAAAAAGAATTATCTGAGTTTTTTAAATTAATGATAGATTATTGGGATACCAATATTGAAAAATTATTTAAAAAGCAACATGAGTTACAAATAGCATATGCAGTTTTAGAAATATTCAGGTATTCAGACAGAATTGAAAACTTCAATAAAAAAGCATTATATCTTTATATAAGAGAAATGACTAATTGCAAAACTCAAAATATAACAAAAGTTGTTAATAAAATGAAAGATCTTCAAAAGAAGATACAAATTGAATATAAAGAAACGGGATACATAAAAATAGATTAATAGACTATTATATAAAAAATATGTATATCCATATTTATATTTATGGAAAACGATAAAGAAATTTTTGCAGGAAAAACATTCTCATCACTGGCCAAAGATATATATTTTAATTCGTCCAAAAAATCAGCACAAATAGAACAACTTATAAAAGATCTTAGGTTGATGATAAAAGACGCAGGAAGTGCAACTGTAATTGCACCAATGATTAAGGATTACTTGGATGTATCAATAAAAAACGATGACCAACTTGTTAAATTATCAGCAGTATTGCAAAGATTTTTATCAACAAGCAATTCGGGAGAAGATTCCGTTTCGGGTGGACTTACTGATTTTGAAAAAGAGGAACTCTTAAATTCAGTAAAAAGTGAACTTAAAGACATTAAAAGTTCGGATAATATTATAGAAAAAAATATAAACAAATTGACCAATATGGATAAATCCGATGGCTTACACGAAGAAGAACATAAAGAATAACCAAACTGAACTACTAAATAGTGAATTAGTAACTAGAAGAAAAAGTCTCCAAACAAAAGGAGATTCAGAATTTTTTTATGAATTAGAAGCTGCCATTGTAATTGATGTAATTCGTGACGAAAACCATCCTATATTTAAAAAGAATCCTCCGAAGGTAGAAAAGTCTACATGGCCTAATGAATTCAGAAACGCATCCGAAAAATATAACGATCCAACCAATTCTGATTATTCTTGGATAGGAAGAATCCGTGTCAGAATGATAAACAGTCAACAAAAACAACCAGTAAAAACTCTTGATTGGGTAACACCAATTGAAACTGGTGTTTATGAATATCCTTTGTTGAATGAAGTCGTTATTATTTCAAAATATATGGGAAGACTTTATTATACCCGTAGACTTAACACACGAAACTTTGTAAATAATAGTGCCGACTTTCAACATGAAATAAGGTATGGTCAACTTGGTCCTATAACAAAAAATGTAAGTCCTGGATCAATAGACAATGCTAGAAATAAATCTCATTTGTGGCCTGATTCAAATAGATACGCAGTAACTGTTGATTCTAAAGAAGACGTTTCTTATTTAGGCAAATACTTTAAAGCAAACAATAAAATAAGACCACTTATGCACTACGAGGGTGACACTATAATCCAAAGTCGTTTCGGAAGTAGCATACGATTTGGTGCATACGAAAACAATCCAGATGTGGACATTGGAACTTCGTTTGGATATGGAGAGTCATATGATGACAATTTAGGAAACCCTATGATTTTAATAAGAAATCGTCAGAAAGTAACAAAAGAAAATGAAACAAAGTTTCAATATAATATTATAGAAGATGTAAACGAAGACGGAAGTTCAATACAAATAACTTCAGGACGAACTTTATCTAAATTTGTACCCACACTGACTCACACATATGATCATGTTCCATATGGCCGTAGAGGGTGTATTCCGAAATCATACAATGGGCTTGATGGCATAGCAAGAAGTAAAATTGGAAACGGAAATACATATGTCCGTTCAAATATTATAGACAGACGAAATCGTAACTAATCATGACAACAACTACATCAAATTGCGAAGCTTGCAAAAATCAAAACGATTCTTCTTATCTAAGTAAACAAGAAATAGGAAAATTTGCATCTTCTGGTAATTTCGGAGGGGCGATGGGAGCATCGTTAGGGATGGTAATGGATAAAAAAACAGCTAATAAGTTAGGTGGGCTGATGTCAAAAAATTCTACTTCAAATTTGTTAAAATTAATAGATACACCTGGTACAAATAAGCAAAAAGAAAATATGTCAAGTAATCAAAAAATGACACACTTGATAAGTTCGGTGGGTCTTGGTAATTTTTCATTAAACTCTGATTACGAAAATGGAATAATAAACTCTGTTTTAAATGCACGTGGTCAGTCGTCAAGTTTTTTAAGAAACTCAGACACAGGTTCGTCACTAATAGCCGCAACCTCACTTGGTATTGATATACCGAATGCAGATATGCTTGGTATAGGTTCTGACGAAAGTTTCATGTTTAAAATTCTCAAACTAGCTGCATTTGGTTTGAAATTGTTATGCGCTACGTTAGCAGATAAAAAACGTGGAACAGGACCTAACGATTACTCCTCGGATACAGAAGAGTTGCTAGGTTTATTGTTGTTACTTGGTCTTGGTGGTATTTTAGGTTTATTAGCAAGACTACTTTCTATATTTGATAAACTACTTGGACTTTCCAAAAATTTCTCATCATTTGGCATTCAGGATCTTAATATTGGAAATATGTTGGTAGACTTATGTGATTGGGTAAATAACATGGAGTTTGGTTCAAATACAATCGATATGTTTAGAGATTCTTTTGATAAGACATTATCCAACAAATCATTGACTAATTTAGTTGGAAATAAACTTATATCAGATGGAACATATGATACCTATGCAAGAAATGATTTTAATTTTGATCAGCAGTTTAAATCTATTGCAGGTGACATAGATATGTTAAAATGTGATGCTTGTAAAGTTGGTACTGCGGATTTAACAATAATGGGTGGGGATAAACAATTATTTAATTTAGAATTTGACCCACGAACAGGATTTAAAAGAGAAACTGGGTTTGAAGATATTGATTTAACTAATAATTTAACAAAAAAAATCCCAACCGAAATCACAAAAACAATTGATATAAAAGAATCAACTGGTGGAATTGATTATTTACCAAAAGATGATTTGTTTGGAAACACTGATACTGAAACAGAATCTAATAACACAAGCACAGATATAAGTGATATTACAAATGTAGATAAAACTAAAACACAAAAAACTAATGTAAATACTCAATTGGGTGAATTATTAAAAAATGAAAATAAAGATAATGAAACAATTACAACAAAAAATTCTGATTCAAAAACCGTTAATCAATATATGGGAATTCCCGATGATGAAACAAATGAAACAAATACATCTGATAATAATAAAAATAATTCAAATGAGTCGGAATTAGATAAAGATAAAAAAAAGTCAGATGAAATTACTACACCTGGTGTAAAATACGAAACATCCAATAGTAACATAAAGTATAATACATATGTAGATGAAAACGGAAATATCAAAGAGCAAAAGTATGAAAAGAAATCTGATAATAAGGTAAATCTAGTTGAAGATAAAGTCCTATACACAAAACCATACGGAGGAGAACCTGCAAAAGAGGGTGACGATAAGGTAACTTCATTTCATACGGGTGAAACAATTACAAAAAATGAACTAAAAGGCACAGTTTTAGAGAATGCAGATTTAAATGCGGTTGCGTTATTACACCCAAATGATTTAAGTAATTTGAAAGACACCGATAAGGTAAATCAAACACTTGAAGAAGCAGAGAGAATTTATGATAATGCACTTGGAGAGGAAATAGAGAAGACAGAAAATTTGGTTTTAAAAAAACAAACATCTGGAATAATTTTCGGAAAACAATTACCACCAAAACTAAACGGAAATCAAATAGTAATAAATTCGGAGAGAATTTTGATGTCTGCAAAAACTCAAGAGTTTGGTATTTTCTCAAAGAGAAAGTTTTTTGTTTCAACTGATGACGAAATAACAATGAATTGCAAAGAAAGATTTGTAGTGAGAACAGACAAACACGCATCAATAGAAGCACCAACTGTTCACCTTGGTGTTTATACAACAAGAAATCACCCTTCACTCAAAGGTGATTGCACAGTTTGGTGGTTGCAAGAGTTGTGTGATTGGTTATCTAGACACACGCATAGTGACCCATGGGTAACCACAGGAACACCGGTACAGCAAGGTTGGTTGGCAAGTTTAAGGTCAAGGGCTCCAAATTTATTAAGTGAACGAATATTTATATCTGGATAGAAAGGTTACAAAAATGAAAAAAAGTGAATTAATAAAAATAATAAGAAGTGCAGTAAGAACAGAACTGAACGAGTGTTTACCAAAAATGTTGTCGGAACTCGTAGAAACAAAAAATGTAAACGACCCACTTGAACTTACTAAACGTGTGTTAGAAAATAAACAAACAGAAAGTTCTAAACCACAAAAAATATTTAGTAAAAATGAAGCATTAAACCGTGTATTAAATGAAACTGTAGGAGGAATACCGGCAGAAGGTTCACGAGTAAGTAATGGAGAAACGATGACGGATCTTAACGGAAACAATGTTGATATTAATTCCCTACCTGACCATGTGTCTAATGCACTAACTAGAAATTACAGTGATGTCTTAAAGTTAGTAGATAAAAAACGAGGAAAAAACTAAATGATAAAAGATGTACCAGTTGGCATAACAATTCCATACTCTCGTGGTAAAAATGGGTTTTTCAATCAAACCTTTTCGGATATTGAAAGAGCAAAAACAAACTTAAAGATGCTTTTGCTTACTGCAAAGGGAGAAAGACCACTAATGCCAACTTATGGGAGTGATCTTAGGTTTCTTTTATTTAATCCATCCGAAGAAATATATACAGATCTAATTAAAGAAGCAGTAATAGAGTCATCTTCTAGGTGGATGCCTGAGGTTTCTATTATTGACATAGTCGTTGATGATAAGAACATAGAGCAAACAAATTCAATAAACTTAATAATTCAATTTGAAATAGTGAATATACCAGATAGTTATGAACAACTAGAAATTACAATTGAGGAATAATAGTGGAAGATACCTATATAAAGAAATCATCAAGTAGAGATATATCCTATTCGGGAAAAGACTTTAGTTTTTTTAAGCAAAGTTTAGTTGAATATGCTAAGTCTTATTTTCCAAGTACATATCGTGATTTTAGCGAAAATTCAACTGGAATGATGTTTATTGAATTGGCTAGTTATGTAGGTGATGTGTTGTCGTATTACATAGACCATCAATTTAAAGAGGGATTTTTACAATATGCGTCTGAGAGAAAAAATATTATAAATCTAGCAAACTATTTAGGGTATCGTGTAAAAACATCGGTAGCATCAACAACAGAAATTGAAATTTTTCAATTAGTTCCTTCTAAAATAAATAATAATGGTGTGCGAGAACCTGATCTGAAATATGCACTTACTATTTTAGAAGGTATGGAAATAACTTCAAGTGACGGAGGTACTACACCTTTCAGAACCTTAAACCAAATAAATTTTTCAGAAAATACGCAAGAAAATCCAACAGAAATAAGTGTATATGAACGAGACAGTGTAGGTCAACCCACGTTTTACCTTTTAAGAAAGACTGCAATTGTAAGTTCGGGTACACTGGTTACAAAAACAATTGTGGTGGGGGAAGCATCCGAGTTTTTTGAGGTAACATTGGTTGATAAAAATATTATAGAAATCCAATCAGTCAAAGATTCTTCTGGTAATATTTACTATGAAGTTCCTTACTTAGCACAAGATACCGTTGCAATAGAAGAACCAAACGACACAAAAAATAATCCAATTACAGCGAGTTACGGAGAATCAGTCCCTTATATTTTAAGATATATAAAAACTTCCCGTAGGTTTACAACTATTGTAAATCCTGATAACACAATTACACTAGAATTTGGTGCGGGTACGGATAAATTTGATGACGAAATTATAGTTCCAAATTTAAATAATATAGGAACTACTTTAAATTCATCTAAAAATTTAGATACTGCATTTGATCCATCTAACTTTTTGAAAAGTGATAGTTATGGAACTGCTCCAAGTAACACTCAATTAACTATTAGTTATTATGTAGGTGGTGGTGTAGATTCAAATGTAAGTTCTCATACATTAAATACAATAAGTAAAATAGAGTTTTCCGACACCACCGATTATTTAACAGACTCTGAGCAAAAAATCTTGGATACTATTAAAACAAGTATTAATGTTAATAATCCACTGCCCGCAACTGGAGGTAAATCACAAGAAACTGATGAAGAAATTAGACTGAACGGACTTGCTTCATTTTCTGCCCAACATAGAGCAGTAACCCGTGATGATTATGTAATACGAACACTTTCAATGCCAGCTAAGTTCGGAAGCATAGCAAAGGCTTATGTTTCAAAAGATGGAATATTAGATACACAATCACAATTAAGTATGTTTAAAAGTTCTCTCGACGAACGAACTAAGCAAAATCCACTCGGAATTAATACTGTTTACGGTGAACTAAATAATCCGTATTCCATCAATCTATATGTATTGTCATATAACAAGTCCAAGAAACTTGTAAATCCAAACGAACTTGTTTTAAGAAATCTAAAATCTTATCTTTCTAAATACAGAATGCTAACAGATGGAATAAACATAACAAGTGCATTTATTATTAATTTTGGAGTAAACTTTGAGATTTCTGTATTTCATAATTTTAACAAAAAAGAAGTTTTATTAAAATGTATTTCCGAAATTTCATCTTTATTTAATATTGATAAAATTTCAATAATGGAGCCATTAGAAATTGGAGAAATTGAATTAAAATTATCAGATGTAGACGGAGTCAGATCGGTAATATCAGTTGAGGTAGTAAATTTAACAACTGAGGACGGAAATTATTCAGAAAATGAATATGACATAGGTTCTGCAACGGTTGGAAAAACTATATATCCTTCAATGGACCCTTCAATTTTTGAATTAAAATATCCAGAAAAAGATATTATAGGGAGGGTGGTTTAATGATAAAATTTTTATATCCTACAAAAGACTGCACATTATATAGTAAGTATGACTTATTAAATTCAGGTGCAGATGAAATACTTGAATTATCCAGTTTATATAATTCTAATAATTCTTTAGACATTGCTAGAATTTTGATTGAATTTGATCAAACAGAGTTGGATAAATTTAAAAACGAAAGTTGCAAGTTCTTTTTGAATTTAAAAATAACAGAAAAGGTAGAATTAGATGAATCTATAATTATTGAAATATTTCCATTAGCAGTGGGTTGGACATCTGGTAAAGGAAGATTTTCTGATACTGAATTCAACTACAAGGGAGCATCCTGGTCACACAGAAATAGCAACGGAGAACCATGGAAGGATACCCACTCAGAAATAGAAGATGGTGGGGGCAACTGGTATTCACAAATACAAATAGGAGAATATAAGAAATCATTAAGCAGAGAAGTATTACTTACGGATAGCAATAAAGATATAAGAGTTGATATTTCTGATTTAGTAAAGTTGTGGACTTCAAATAATTTAGAAAATAATGGTCTTATTTTAAAATTTAAGGACGACACACTTGGGAGATTTGGAAATCTAAAGTTTTTTTCAAATGATACAAATACTATATATGGACCTTATCTTGAGGTAGGTGTGTTTGATTATATATTTGATGTAAATGAAAACAACGAGGATGAAAACACAGAAAACATAAATTCGGGATCACTTGACTCGGGATCACTTGACTCGGGATCACTTGACTCGGGATCAAAAGACACCCAAGACTCTACTAATAAAAAAAGTAGTAAATTATTGAATATACAAAGTGATAATATCATTCCAACAATTCAAAACATAAAACAAGATTACTCTCTACACGAAAAAAGTAGAATTAATGTTCTTGTTCGTGAAGAATATCCTCAAAAAAAATTCATAAATCAATTTAGTCCTGAAAATAAATTATATACAAAATTAGAATTATATTATTCGATAAGAGATGCTGAAACAGATGAAATAGTTTTCGATTTTTCTGAGTTTAGTAAAATAAGTTGTGACAACAATGGACATTTTTTTAATGTTGACTTTGGGTGTTTAAAACAGGGTAGATACTATAAGTTTTTAACGAAATTAAAAACCAAAAATACAGAGCAAATATTTAATGACTCTCGTAGATTTACAATTAGTAGGTAAAATAAATGAGTGCGGAATTACCAAGTTATATAAAAAAATTCGATATCGACCAGGATAAACTATCAGATTTTTTTGATAATAAAGAAACCTTCGGTGGTAGTAATATATCAATTAATACAAATGAAGTTACTGTAGAAAATTGTTTTATAGCAGTAACTCAATACAAGAAAAGTATTTCGGAGGGTCTTGTGGAACAATTCTATGATACTGAATTTAATCATTTTAAAGACGAAATAATTGATACTGAATCTGATCTGGAAATAGATGAACAATCTGTAAATGATTTACTCGAAAATCAAAACCAAATGGAAAATATACTTGAAAATCAATTAGATGAATTGACTAAAATTCTTGAACTTGAATCTCAAAAAAATATTAAAATTCAGGAAGAGGCAGAGCAAAATTATCTAGCTACAAAGAAATTAA